CTGGATTAACATATTTGACAAGCGCAGGTGCCGGAACACTGGCATATTCGCAAAGCGCACTCAATACATGGGTGACAGTAGCTGCCCAAATAACGAATATCACGACATTCAGTGCATCTGGTGCAAACTATGCATGGATTAACGGTCAGCCGGCAACGACTGGCCAAGGTTCGTTAGGATTTGGATCTGGCGCCAATACCATGAATGAATTGGTATTTGGCGGTCAGCACAGAAGTTCCGGATATTTGCGTTGGTTGAATGGTGCAGTTGAGTGGGCTGCAATCATTGCGGTTCCGCAGACGCCAATGCCGGATGCATGGCACTGGCAGTTATATGCGGATGACTTTCCGTACAACTTATTTAGTAACGAGCCTGATTTTGTAATCAGCGCGGCAGGCGGGACAACTGTCGCGTGTTCGTTAGGCACTGTAACGCAAACAGGCTTGGCAGCCTCAGTTGCAATTTCAACAGATGTTGCCGGAAATCTTGCAACGGTCACGGGTGCAGGAAATGCAGCATCTATCAGAATTTCGACGGATATTGCTTGCGCACTAGGTACCGCAAGTATTGCAGGACAATCAGCGGCAGTCTCAGTCTCAACAAATGTTGATGCATCGCTAGCAACCATATCTGATGCGGGTTTATCCGCAAGCGTTAGCGTATCAACGGATGTAAGTTGTGCAGAAGCGCAAGTAACTTGTGCCGGACTGACGGCAACAGTATTAACAGCGACAACTATTGACTGCGCTCTTGCATCGGTTGCTGTGGCTGGATTATCTGCATCAGTTTTGCAGCCAACAGATGTTTCATGCATTCCGGCCGGATTGACATCAGCTGGATTGTCCGCCGATATAGTCATTCCAACTGCAGTTTCTTGCAATGCGGCACAGATCACGATAACTGGCCTTAATGCAACGGTAACGAGTGCTAGTTACATATGCTCAGCATCTGTTTCTGATTCTGCCTTGTTTAGCATGGCGTTAAGCGACACGAGTTCATTAATGACCATTAACGATAGCACTGTATTCACAATGACATTAACCGAACAATCATGAATCAGTACACCGCAAATACGCTTGTGAGATTGTCGGTTGCAGTCGCAACCATTGCTGACTCCGCGATCGATCCGACAACCGTCACCATGAAAGTAAAGCTGCCGGATAACTCGGTATCGGACCAGACTGCCAATGTAGTTAAAGACAGCACGGGTAATTATCACGTTGACTATCTGCCTACTCAAACTGGCACATACACATACGAGTGGATCGGAACTGGAGCGGCTCAGGTTTCCACAACTGGTAAGTTTCTGGTGAGTCCGGGGACGTTCTGACATTCAATGGCCCTCAAAACACTAAAGCCTCGCATCAAGACCGCAACCAACCGCATCAAGACAATGTCCGCCAATCCAACGGCAACGCCAAGGTTACGCGGTCGTGCTGGCGTTGAAGCACGTGCCAGATGGTTGCGTGCGCATCCACTGTGTGTCATGTGCCATGCGGACGGAGTGATAGCGGCGGCATCAATAGTCGACCACATCATTCCATTAGCGTTGGGCGGCAGGGACGACGATACGAACAAGCAGTCGCTGTGCGATGCCTGCCATATAGAGAAGACCAAGACTGACGGTAGCCAGCGATGGCGCGAGCAGTCATGCGTAGGGAGTAATCTGAAATGAATGACAACGCTATGCAAACCCAATTGGACGATCTGCATTCTCATCGTACTGGACAATCATCACAACGCTGCCATGTGGCAGGTAAAGAGATTGATGTGTCGCGCCTTCCATTTTTAAAGAGCGAGTGGCAAATATGTAATAAGGGTTGTTTGTGTCTATCACAGTGCAGTCGAGTAATGGATGTCGAAGATTGCCAACACTCGTAAATCCGTCATTGTTCCCATTGGAATAAGGACACCTGCTGGCGAGGCAGCATCAAGAACGACTAGGTAGCGCATAGGTGTATTGGATAAGCATGCAATCAATGGCCCATGTTTGGATTATAGCTGCGCAACACGTTGGATGGTACGGGGGTTGAAATCTTTGCAATCTGACAAGTCGGACATCGCTCGTGATGGCACGTACAGAAAAAATACCCTTTTTCAAAAGAAATCAGCAAATAGACGAGGCATGAAATGGCAGGCGTTAAAGGAAAAAGTGGCGGGCCACGCAAGAATGCGGGTGGCGCGCGTCCTGGAGCCGGCCGCAAGCCTAAAAACAAGCAGCAGGAATCAGCAAATATTCCGCTGACAGGTGGAGTTGGGGTGTCGCTTGAGCCGCAGCCGCATGGTGGCGCCCTGAAACGTTCAAAAGCCGAGCCTGTCGTCATTGAAGGCGACGACACCTTAAAGCTGTTGCAAGACATTGCATTTGGCAGGGTTGATGCCACAAATATTCAGGTTCGCGCAGCCATTGCGGCCGTTCAATATACGCACACGAAGCGCGGAGACGGCGGCAAGAAAGACGAAAAGAACAACAAGGCCAAGGAAGTCGCAAGCAGGTTTGCTCCTGCTGCACCGCCTAAACTTGTCGCGGCCGGCGGCAAGAAAGTTTGAAAGTGAAGTGGTCCACATCCTGCAAAGATTGGGAAAGCAGGCTGATTGATGGTCGATCCATCATTCCGAAGCCTATATTTCCAGATCAAGCAGAACAGGCGCTTGCCATATTCAAGCAATTGCGGGTTGTCGATTTGCCTGGAAAGCCGACCTTTGGCGAATGTAGCGAGCAATGGGTATTCGATTTTGTGGCGGCCATTTTCGGTGCGTACGACGCTGAATCCGGAAAGCAGTTGATCCGCGAATTCTTTCTGTTGATCAGTAAGAAAAACACGAAATCGACTATTGCGGCCGGAATCATGCTGACAGCCGTGATTTTGTGCTGGCGCGAGGAAGAAGAGCATCTCATCCTTGCCCCGACCAAGGAAGTGGCAGACAACAGTTATAAGCCAGCTGCAGGCATGGTGCGCGCTGATGAAGAACTGAGCGCATTGTTCCATGTTCAGGACCATGTGCGAACCATCACGCACCGCGTGACGCGCGCATCGCTCAAGGTCGTGGCGGCAGATACAGAGACGGTTTCCGGTAAAAAGTCCGGTCGCGTGCTAGTTGATGAGCATTGGGTATTCGGCAAGCGTGCAAATGCTGATGCCATGTTCATGGAAGCCACAGGCGGCCAAGTATCACGCGATGAAGGATGGGTTATTTACTTGTCCACGCAAAGCGATGATCCGCCTGCCGGCGTGTTCAAGGAAAAGCTGAACTATTACCGTGATGTTCGAGACGGGATCATCGACGACAAAAAATCATTGGGCGTGCTGTACGAGTTTCCCACGCAGATGATCGAATCGAAGGCATATCTCGACCCGAAAAACTTTTACATCACCAATCCGAATATTGGTAGCTCAGTCAGCGCCGAATGGTTGGCAGACCAGCTGAAGAAAAATCAAACCAAGCAAGACGGCGCGTTTCAACAGTTTCTTGCCAAGCATCTGAATATTGAGATCGGCCTGAATTTACGGTCAGGTCGCTGGCCTGGCGCCGAGTTCTGGGAAAAGCAGGGCAGCAATGATGTATCGCTCGACACAATCATCGAGCGCTGCGAAGTGGTGGACATCGGCATTGATGGTGGCGGCTTGGATGACTTGCTCGGTATGGCAGTTGCCGGACGCGACAGAGAGACACGCGAATGGCTTGGATGGACGCACGCGTGGGCGCATCCATCTGTTCTTCAGCGACGCACTGACATTGCGCCACGCTTGAGTGATTTTCAGCGTGACGGCGATTTGACGATGGTGCAAGAAATCGGCGATGACGTTGAAGAGGTCGCAGAAATCGCGGCGCGGATCCAGGAAGCCGGATTGCTCGACAAGATCGGCGTGGACCCTGCAGGGCTTGGCGGCATTCTGGATGCATTGGCCGAGGCCGGCATCCCTGAAGACAAGATCATTGGCATCTCGCAAGGCTGGAAGATGACCGGCGCCATCAAAACAACTGAACGCAAACTAGCAGAGGGCGTGCTGGTGCATGGCGGTCAGCCGATGATGGCCTGGTGCGTGAGCAATGCAAAGGTCGAGCCGCGCGGCAACGCAATCATCATCACAAAACAAGCAGCTGGCTCGGCAAAGATCGACCCGCTCATGGCGATGTTCAATGCAATTTCATTGCTATCGCTGAATCCTGAACCACCAGAAAGTGCGCTCGGCGGCGTTCTGCCGGCCGATTATGAAGTCATGACCGCATAGGTGAACAGTTGAACATCAAAATTTTTAATATTTGCCTGCTGATTGGCTGGCTAATGGTCACGATCGGCGGAATGCTTTTGAACGTTGGAGCCGGATTGTGCATTGGCGGCGCATTATTGATTGGATTGACCATCGTCATGAGCAAAATCGGCGGACTCTTCGTTCAAAAGGATAATCTGTAATGTTCTTGAGCGGAATAAAAGCAGAGGACCGTTCGCCGTGGGGCCATTTCTGGTTTGAGCCAGTTGGCGTGCGTACCGGCAGCGGCGTGCGCGTCACCGCCGATACCGCGCTTACGTTATCTGCAGTATTTCGTGCCGTGTCGCTGGTATCTGGTCATTTGGCATTGCTGCCAATCCGCTTTTACAAGAAAGGCACACGCCAACAGATCGTCAATCATCCAGTATTGAACCTGCTCAACAAGCGCCCGAATCGCTGGCAGAACGCTTTCGAGTGGCGCGAGATGATGCAGGGGCATATTGAGCTGCGCGGGAATGCCTACAACGAGATTTATTCGGATGGGCGCGGCGAAATTCAAGAACTGATCCCGCGTCATCCTGATAAGGTCAAGATCAAGGTTCTTGACAATGGCGATTACAACTATTTGATCACCAATCCGGACGGAACGCAGCGCACTGTACCGCGCGGAAGCATCTGGCACATTCGCGGGCTCTCTTCGGATGGAATTGTCGGCTTGGCCGTACTGGAATATGCGCGCGAATCGTTCGGCCTCGGCATTGCGGCCAAGAGCTATGGCGCGCGCTTCTTTGCAAACGACGCGAAACCGACAGGCGGTTGGATTGAATACCCTGGCACCTATCGCGACAAGACGCAAAAGCAGGCGATCCGCGAAACGCTGCAAGACGCACAGAGCGGAATGAATCGCGGCAAGCTCATGATGCTTGACTACGGCATGAAGTATCACGAAGTCGGGCCCACAAATGAAGACATGCAGTTTTTGGGCACGCAAGAGCACTCGGTAACGGACGTTGCACGCTGGTTCGGCGTGCCGCCGCATAAAATCGGCGCACTGGACCGCGCCACGAACAACAATATCGAGCAACAGGCACTTGAATATGTAACCGATGGCCTGATGACGCGCGCCAGCCGCAATGTAGCAGCGATCAAAGCTGATTTGCTGTTCGACGATGAAGAGTTTGATGTCGAATACGACTTTTCTGAATTCTTGCGCGGCGATTCCACGGCGCTGTCGAACTTTATCACCAAAATGACGAACAGCGGCATCCTGACAAGGAACGAAGGTCGCGCGATGGTCGGCAAAGATCCATTGCCAGGACTCGATACACCGTTACTGCCATTGAACATGGTCGAAGAGCCTGGAAACGATGAGCCTGATAGCGACGATAAGCAACAAAAGCCAGTAAAACAGACACCATCAAGCGACGTTGAAGCATTGCGATCGATCCGACATGCTTCTGCTGCACGTCTTGCACGGCGCGCCGCCGGTGCATTGGAAAAGAAAAGCGCTGCTGAAGTATTTGATGACGATTTTGCCGAATTAATCGCTGAATCGATGGCGGTTCCAGTTGAAAAGGCAAAAAACTGGTGCAGCGGCATGCGATCTTTCAAAAGATGGGATGAATCACAAATTCGCAGCGCATTGATCAGCGAATTCATTTTAGAGGTAACAATATGAAACACGAACGCTTTATTGCTTGGTGCCTTGCTGAACCTTGGGCTTTGATGCCTGAACGTATGGCAGCTTATGCCGCAGTCCTGGCACGCAAGTTCGCATTGCCAGCTGCTGGCTTAACACATGAGCCGGACGACAATGCACCAAGTGCAGGCCCACGCCAATCAAGAGGCGGCGGTTCGCGCAGTGGTTCGATTGCAGTCATTCCCGTATATGGAATGATCGTTCAACGCGCAAGCCAGATCGACATTTGCGAAGGTGGAACAAGCACACAGCAAATCAGTTCCATGCTGGCAGACGCCAATGCAGATGACACCGTTGCGCAAATCCTCCTCGACATCGATAGCCCAGGCGGATCGGTGTACGGCGTGCAAGAACTCGCAGCAGAAATCATGCAATCGAAAAAACCTGTGATTGCAGTCGCCAACAGCTTGGCAGCCAGCGCCGCCTATTGGATCGGCTGCGCGGCAAATGAGTTTTACGTGACTCCAGGCGGCGAAGTCGGCTCGATCGGCGTGTGGATGGCGCATCAAGATTGGAGCAAAGCGCTTGAAGAAGCTGGCGTCAATACTACGATGATCTCGGCGGGTAAATTCAAAGTTGAAGGAAACCCATATCAGCCACTTGATGCAGATGCGCGCGCATTCATGCAGTCCCGCGTTGATGATTACTACTCTGCATTCACCAAAGGCGTATCGAAAGGCCGCAAAGTTGGCATCGACGCCGTGCGCAATGGAATGGGGCAGGGGCGCGTACTCGGGGCCGATCAGGCTCTCTCTGAAAAAATGGTCGATGGCATCATGACGTTCGATCAGGTGGTCGCCAAGATGTCGAAAGCTATCCGTTCTGGTAATACTGCCAGCGCTTCTACTCAAATATCGACAATCACGATCGACGCACGCACTGATGCCGAAGTTGTGCAAGCCGCTGTTTCCAATTACATCGCACAAGCAGAAGCGAATCCGAATGGACATCAAGCCGCACTCTTGCGCCGCAGATTGGAAATTTAAGGAATTGGGCCGCACAGCCCGCCCGCCAAGTCCGTTGATTTGGTGTTACCCGCCCGAAGGCGGGAAGTGCAACCCGCAGTAACAGACAGCCGCCGAAAGGCGGTTTTTTTATGCCTATCGAACCCGCCGCGTGCGGGTTTTTTCATTTAAGGAACCGAAATCATGAGTAAAAAACTCCGCGAGTTGCAAGCCAAGAAGGCGCAAGCTGCTCAAGCCAAATCTGAATCCCTGAAAGCCGCATCCGGCCTGCTCGACAAAGCAGCTGCCGAATCGCGCGATCTGACCGCAGAAGAGCAAGCCGAATTCGGCAAGCACAAAGCTGCAGCCGATGCCAAAGCTGGCGACATCGATCGCATTCAAACTCAGATCGACATCGAGCAAGAAATGATCGCCGCACAAGCACAAGCGCAAGGCGTTGTGCATATTGCTGGCAACGGCACCGACATTCGCGTTGAAGAAAACGTCGAGAAAGACCCGAAGCGCGGATGGACAAGCAAGGGCGACTTCTTCAAAGCAGTTCGTTCCGCATCAAACGCTGCCGCAACTGGTGCACAGATCGATCCGCGCTTGCGTATTGGCGCAGCTGCGCCGACGACCTACAGCAATGAGGGCAATGGAGCTGACGGCGGCTTCGCAATTCCACCTGCATTTTCACAAGAAATCTGGCGCTTGTCGTTGGATGACGGCTCTTTGGTTCCAATGACCTTGAATACCGAAGTCTCCGGTAACAGCATGGTATTCCCAAAAGATGAAACCACACCATGGGGTGGTAATGGGGTACAGGCATATTGGAAAGGTGAAGCATCTGCAGCCAACCAAAGCAAGCTGCTTTTGGGCACCGAGATGATGCGCTTGAAAGAGCTTATGGTTCTCGTCCCAGTGACAAATGAATTGCTGGATGACGCACCTGCGCTCGGAACATATATCACGCCACTGGCAGGTGAACGTATCCAATGGAAGACCAATGAGGCAATCTTGTTTGGCCCAGGTGGACAACAACCTCAAGGCTGCATGAGCAGCAATGCTTTGGTCGTGGTCGCTAAAGAGAGTGGGCAGGCAACACAGACGATTTCTCAGCCTAACATTTCAAAAATGCGCAGTCGTCTTTTGACCGGCCAGCTGAAAAACGCAATCTGGATCGGAAACCCTGACATTTTGCCAGCACTGGAAGGTTTAACAGTCGGTCAAATCCCGATCTTCTTGCCACCTGGGACAGGTATTCGTGAAGGCGGTTATGACGGCACTCTGAATGGTCGTCCGCTGATCCTTTCTGAACATGCGAGCGCATTCAGCTCGCAAGGCGACCTTTCGCTGATCTCTCTGAAAGGGTATCGCACCATTACCAAGGCAGGCGGAATTGAAACTGCAACATCCATGCATCTGTATTTCGATGCAAATGCTACAGCATTCCGCTTCATCTTCCGTATCGATGGTCAGCCTGTGATGCAAGCACCTGTCACACCTCCAGCTGGCAAGAGCACCAATACACGCAGCTATTTCGTGACACTCGGCGCTCGCTAATCCTAGCGAATCTGCAAATGGCGGCTTGAAATAGCCGCCTCAATTGAATATCACCGGAAAGGAATTTCATCATGGAACAAAATGTTAAATTGTCCGAGCAAATGGCTATTCTCGGCACTATCAATCCTGCCAGTGTCGCCGCTGGAACAGTCGTATCTACTTGGGTTTCAGTCGCAAACTTCAATCGTTTGGCCGCGATCTTGCAAACCGGATCGCTTGGCGCATCGGCTACCGTTGATGCAAAACTGCGTCAAGCAACTGATTCAAGCGGCACTGGCGCAAAAGACATCACAGGAAAATCCATCACGCAACTTGTTAAGGCAAGTAACGACAACAATCAAGTTGTGTTGGATTGCAGCGCGGAAGATGTGGATGCAACAAATGGATATGGATATGTTGCATTGTCAGTCACAGTTGGCACGGCGGCGTCCCTGCTGAGCGCGCTTATGATCGGCGGCAATGCTCGTTTTGAGCCTGCTTCCGCCTTCAATCCGACTACCGTCGTGCAGGTTGTTTAACTAAGAAAATAATGCCCAGGCTTCGGTCTGGGCATTATTTTCACTAA